TTTGCTGCTTCAGGTGTAGGTGCTAACGGTTACGAAAACAAAGGAACTAACCAAGTATTGGATAACCTTTACTTTGATGGAGTTAAAATTTTCTTAGCTAACGGACTTGCTTCAAACACTGCTTTGCTTTCTCAAACTTCAAACTTGTATTTTGCAACTGGTTTGATGAATGACATGAATGAGTGCAAGGTCTTAGACTTAAGTGATATTGACGGATCTCAGAATATCCGAGTAGTTATGCGTTTTACGGCAGATGTTAAATACGGTTTTGCTTCTGACGTGGTTACTTACGGAATTGTAAATTCAGCTAACTAATCAAACTAAACTATAAGCGAGGGTGGTGAAATATACGCCACCCTTTTTTGTTTAACATTAAAAAAATAATAAAATGAGCTGTGATATAGCAAACGGAAGATTAGAAGCGTGCAAGGATGCAATTTCAGGACTTCTAAATATTTACTTTATTAACTATGGTGATTTGAATACATTATCTTCAAGCGTTGTTTTTGATGGTGATGACCAAATTACTACTTGGTACACTGCAACACAAATTAACCTTTACAAATATGAATTAAAAGGTGCAAATGGTTTTGAGCAAACTATCCAAACTTCAAGAGACAACGGGACTACTTTTTTTGAGCAAGTATTGACTATTCAATTAAAGAAGCAAGACGCTGTAACGCATAAAAACGTTAAATTGTTAGCTTACGGACGTCCGAGAATCGTTGTTGAAACAAGAGACCACCAATTCTTTTTAGCTGGTTATGACCAAGGATGCGACGTTACTGCTGGAACTGTATCTTCAGGAACTGCAATGGGAGATTTCAACGGGTATAACTTGACATTCACTGGAATGGAAAAAAGCCCTGCATACTTCATTGATTGTGCTGATGAGGCTGGATTAAAAGCTATCTTTACTGATGGTGCATTGGATGCATTGGTAGTTACTTCTTAGGATTGCTTTTCCATACATAGTTTAAGACCCTGCCTTTTTAGGTGGGGTTTTTTTATTTAAGAAACAATTTAAGGTGTTTTAAGTTAATAAAGTATGATAGTTTTAACTACTTCAACAAACGCGCAAACATTTGCTTTAATTCCGCGAAATGGAGACTTCGATACAGTTGAAATAACGGACGACCAAACTAACGAAACAACGGTTGTTGAAGAGTGGGAATTTACGGCAGGTGACTACTATTCGACAATGGAAGTTGAAGTTGCCTTAGTTGAAAATCATTTTTACAATTTGGTACTAAAAGACGGAACAAACATCGTTTACCGTGATAGGATATTTTGCACCGACCAACCGATAGTAACATTCTCGGTTAACAACGGGCAATATACTTCAAATACAACTACAAATACTTTTATAGTTTATGAGTGATAACATACATATAATTAATTTAAGTTCTTACCAAACGCCATTAATTCAAGAATCAAAAAGAGATAATTGGGTGGAATTTGGTGAGGACAATAATTACTTTCAATATCTAATTGACAGATACACGTATTCTACGACAAATAACGCAATAATAAACAATATAAGTAGATTAGTTTACGGACGTGGTTTAAGTGCGTTAGACGCAAGCAAAAAGCCAAATGAATACGCTCAAATGATGTCTTTGTTTCATGCTGATTGTGTACGTAAATTAGTAGTGGATAGAAAGATGTTAGGGCAGTGCGCTATTCAAGTTCATTACTCAAAAGACCGTAAAAGAATTTTAAAGGCTTACCACATGCCTGTTAATTTATTACGTGCTGAAAAGTGTAATAAAGACGGAGAAATAGAAGGCTATTATTATTCTGACAATTGGTTGGATGTTAAAAAGTACGCACCTAAAAGAATACCTGCTTATGGATTCTCAAATGAGTTAATAGAAATACTTTTTGTAAAGCCTTACACGGTTGGAATGAAGTATTACGCCTATCCTGATTACCAAGGTGCTGTTCCTTATGCTAAACTTGAGGAAGAAATTGCAGACTATTTAATAAATGAAGTTCAACACGGTTTTAGCGGTACAAAGGTTATAAACTTCAACAATGGTATTCCTACCGAAGAACAGCAAAGTATCATTACAAACAAAGTAAACGCACAATTAACGGGTTCTAAGGGGCTGCGAACGATTGTAGCTTTTAATGCAAGTGAAACAAGTAAAACAACTGTTGACGATATACCGTTAAACGATGCGCCTGAACACTATTCGTATTTAAGTGAAGAGTGTTTACGTAAAATTATGTTAGGTCATAACGTAACAAGTCCGCTTTTATTTGGTATTGCAACGTCAACGGGCTTTAGTTCGAATGCTGATGAACTTAAAAATTCAAGTATTTTGTTTGATAATATGGTTATTAAGCCTATGCAGGATGAATTACTTGAGGCGTTTGATAGAATATTAGCTTACAACGGTATTTCGTTAAAGTTATTCTTTAAGACTTTACAGCCTTTGGAGTTCATGGACTTAGAAAACGCACAAACCGAGGAACAAGTAGCTGAAGAAACAGGAACGGAACTAAGCGCGGTTAATGCTTTAATGGAGTTAGGCGAAGATGAAAACCCTGAATGGATATTAATAGACGAACACGAAGTAGATTACGACACGGACGAAACGGATAACGAAATACTAAGCAAAGAACCTAAACAAAGTTTATTATCTAAGGTTGTTAATTTAGTTTCAACGGGTGATCCACGACCTAATTTAAGAAGTTCGCAAGATCAAGTAATAGACGGTGTTAAATTCATTACACGGTATATTTATGCAGGTGAAGAAAAGGAAAACGGAAGGGAGTTTTGTAAAAAAATGATGTCACTTGCTAAACAAAAAAGAGTTTACAGAAAAGAAGATATTATAAAAATGGGTAGTCAAGCGGTTAACCCGGGGTTAGGAATTGACGGAGCTCCTACATATTCAATTTGGTTATATAAAGGCGGTGCTAATTGTCACCATAGATGGAATAAAAGAGTTTACGCAACGCTTTCTGGTAAGGCTTTAGATATTGATAGCAAAGAAGTAAAACAAATTGCAGGCGCAAAAGCTGCGAAATTAGGTTATATTGTTAAAAACCCAAGTTTGGTAAGTCAACGACCAATTGATATGCCAAACCAAGGATATTACAGAAAATAAAATGGCGGAAGCATTATTAATAACTCGTGAAGATGTAGTAAAGTTTACTGCTATGAATGGCAACGTAGACACGGACAATTTTATACAATGGATAAAGGTGTCGCAAGATATTCACATTCAAACTTATTTAGGTACTAAATTATTGGAGAAAATAAAAACTGATATTGTAAACGATGATTTAAGCGGAAATTATTTGTCGCTTGTAACGACGTATATAAAGCCTATGCTTATACATTGGGCGATGGTTGAGTATTTACCTTTTGCAGCGTACACAATCGCTAACAAAGGCGTATTTAAGCATAATAGTGAGAATGCTACAAACGTAGAAAAAGACGAAATCGATTTCTTAATTGAAAAAGAGCGTTCAATTGCACAGCATTACACGGAAAGGTTTATTGATTACATGAGTTTTAACCAAGACTTATTTCCTGAATACAACTTGAATTCTAACGGGGATATGTACCCAGACACACAAAACAATTATTTTGGATGGTTCATTTAAAAAAGTACAAGCCTAAGGCTGAAAATATTAGAAAATTAGAAATTTATTTAAAAAAGATAAATGGCAAATGTCAAGATAAGTCAACTAACAGCGAAGAACGCAACGTTAGAGCGCACAGATAGGTTAGCAATAGCAGATTTTAACGGTTCTACGTACGATTCTAAGTATGTTACGGGTGCTGAAGTAGTACAAGTAGCTGGTGTAAAATATAGTGCCTCACACACGCTTACTTTGGATAATTCGTATTACATGGTAGAGATTGATAGTTCAAGTGCTGAAACAGTAACTATTCCAGCTAATGCAACTACGGCAATTCCTATCCGAACGGTAATTTATGTTTGTCAGTTAGGCACAGGACAAGTAACAATTTCGGGTGCTGCTGGTGTAACTTTAAGAAGTTCGAATGCTGAATATAAGACAAACGGACAATATTCAGTTATAGTATTAAGAAAACGCCTAACTAACGAATGGGTTATGTGGGGTGATAAAACTACTTAATTATGGCAAATAGTAACGGTTGGGGTGACGGAGCAGCAAACAACGCAATAGGTTGGGGGCAAGGTGCAAACAACGCTATTGGTTGGGGAGATATTCACGCAGATAGTTGGGCGGGTTTAACTGATATTGTAGGTGTTACAACAGACCCTGATGCTCAAGCATTCATAACAGCGGCTGCAATTACAGACCCAACACAACAAGCGGCAATCAATACTTTGGTAGTTGACTTGAAAGGGTATAATGTTTGGACTAAATCAAAAGCTTTGTATCCTTTTGTAGGTGGTACTGCTTCAACTCATAAATGGAACCTCAAAGATCCAAGAGATTTAGATGCAGCGTTTAGATTGACATTTAGCGGTGGATGGACGCATAACTCAAATGGAATAACTGGAAACGGAGTTAATACTGAAGCTAATACAAATTTATTAATTAGTGGGAATTTAACAGCTACAAATGGTGGATTAGGTTTTTATTTAAGAAATAATGTTAATAGTAATAGTTATGATTTAGCTTCGTTTAATACATTTTTTGGAATAGCTTTATACATTAACACAAGATATTATATGTATGGAGATTTAACTTCAGTATCTGGAGATTCATCACCTGGCTTTTATAGTATAAACAGGATAGGCGGAACTCATAAAGGATATAGAAATGGAGTTGTTAATTTAACTTCTACTGGCGCAGCAACAATATCTGCTCATTATATAGGGTTTAGAACAAATACAAGAAATTATGCATTTGGATATATTTCAGAAGGTTTAACGGACACCGAAGCATCTAATTTATACACAGCGGTACAAGCATTTCAAACTACTTTAAATCGCCAAATCCCTTGATAATATGATTGTATTGTTGTATATTTGTATTATGGGAAGATGGAATAATATGAAACCATTAGATGTTGATTATATAAAATCAAACTATGGTAAAAAAACAACGCATGAAATTGCAAAAGATTTGAACGCTACAACTGACAGAGTTAGAAGAACTATGAAAATGCATGGTATTGCTGTCTTGGGTAAGACAGAACTTTACTCTGCTATAAAACAAAATAGATTTTCTTATGAGGATGATTTATGTAATGATTATCTTAATGGTTTAAGTCAAACTGATTTAATAAAAAAATATAAAATTTCTGCCGAAAAAGTAAGATTTTTATTAGATAGAAATAATATAGAAAGATTAGTTGGTAAAGGCTCTGGTAGTAAAAAAGCATGGGCAACAGGAGTTAGAAAACCAAGAAATTGTAATAAAGGAGGAACTAAAGATATTCATAACGCTTTATATGGAAGATGGAAGGCAAATGCAAAATCAAGAACATATCCATTTGAAGTTTCAATAGAATATTTGCAAGAATTATTAGAAAGTCAAAATTACAAATGTGCCTATACTAATATGGATATGCTTTGTCCTAAAACATATAATGAAAAAAGAGAAATGACTTCAAGTCCTTATTTAATTTCTTTAGATAGAATTGATAATGAGTTAGGGTATATAGAAGGTAATGTTCATTTTGTTTGCGTATGGACTAACAAAGCAAAGGGAGCTTATTCTCATGAAACATTTAAAGATATTTTGAGTAACTTTAGAAATATATGAAACTAACAGAACTAACAGCAGAACAAAGATTAACGTACGTAGGGTTACTTACTGAGTTACAAAAAGACGAATTAATCGGTCAATGGTATGCACCAGATAGCTACTTCAACCCTATACAAGACCTTAACGATAATTGGATTATTTCAGTAGAGGAAATGGAGCAATGCGTAAACCCTGATTATCTTTGGGTTAAAGAATTAGAATTAATTCCCTACGAACCTAAACCAACCCCACCACCTTTTGAAAATTAATTAGATGCTACCAATTACACAAATATTAGATATTATTAAAAAGCAAGGAGCTACGGGAGTTCTTGCGTTATGGTTATGGTACACGCACAGCGACGTTCAAGACCTTAAACACCGTCTTTACGACTGTTACGGAAAAGGTAAAAGTTCGTCTTTAACTAAAGAAATTGAAGGTACTGAAACTTATGCCGTAATACCAAAAGACGAATTAAACGAAACTGAATGAGTTACGACTGGCTAAAAGACGAAAAGGCTCCGAGAATATTAGTGCAAGCCGTTAAACAACTTGGAGTAAAAGAAATAGTAGGCAAAGCGCATAACCCTATAATTTTAGGTTGGGCAAAAGAGTTAGGACTTTCAAACGTTTACACAAACGATGAGATTCCATGGTGCGGTTTGTTTATAGCTTACTGCGCAAAGTCTGCAGGGTTAGAAGTAGTTGAGAGACCGTTATGGGCTTTGAACTGGAATAAGTTTGGTAACCGTGTTTTAGAACCAATGTTAGGAGATGTTCTTACATTCAAAAGAAACGGTGGCGGACACGTAGGAATTTACGTAGGTGAAGACGATACACACTATCACGTGTTGGGCGGTAATCAAAATAACTCGGTAAGCATTTCACGGATCGCAAAGAGTAGATTAAATCAGGCACGTAGAACGGCATGGAAAGTAGCACAGCCTGTAAATGTTCGAAAGGTTAAATTAGAAGCAAAAGGAGTAATAACAACAAACGAAGCATAAAATGGCAAAGAAAAATTTAAACGTAAATATTGACACTGAAAACATAGATGTTAATGTTGAACGAAAAGACGGAGAAGTAAAAGTTAACTACGACTCAAAAAATTTAGATGTAAAGGTTGAGAAGACCGCTGACAACGTTGAGGTGAAAGTTGACGCACAAAGCGGTTTTTTCAAGTTAGTAGGTAAAATATTAGGAAAAGTTTTGTTACGTAGAATAAAGTAATATCTTTGTAGCGCATAATTTCATAATTTTAATTGTTTAGGAAACCCTTACTTCGGTAGGGGTTTTTTAGTTTATAACAT